TACTTTAGCTGCTACTGGAACAATTGATCAGGTAATTGGTTGGAATGGAACAAAATGGGCTGATACTGATCCGCGTTCATTTGCGCCAGCAATACCTGTAGCATTGACTAATAGATATTATTTTCCACGAGCTTGGAACGATGGGTCAAATTATTATCCAGAAACAGCAGGTTTAACTGCTATAAAATTTAACAAAACAGTAACAGTAAATAAATGGGTATTTGCTTATTCAGGAAATGGTACAATTGCTGCAGGTAATACAGGAGTTAAGGTGCGAGGTTTTATTTATCAAGCGGGTTCAAGTACTAGACCTCATACATTAACAAAAGATTTAGGTTATGAATTAGTAAAAGCATCAAATGATACAGGTGGTTTATCATCTGAAGTACGTCAAGTTACATTAGGGTCAACAGTTACATTAAATGCTAATACGGTTTATTATGTTGGATGTGCTACTTACCCAGTAAATCGGGCTACACATACAGATTCTGCTTCACCAAGTTTTTTGGTACATACACAAGAAAACTTAGGTAACTTTTGGAATAACGGAATAAATCCATTAGCATTTGGTTTCGGTACTACTGGCATGTATGTAGGAGCATACTATAATGCAGCGACTACATGGTCTGCATTTGATTTTGCTAGCGGTACATTACCTGATAGTATAGAAAACGCAGTTGGCACATTACATCATGCAATAAGAATCGGTCTTAGTGTATCGGCAATTGCATAGGGGAGAAGAGTGAGTAATCTATATAAAAGATTAACATATACTAAAAGATGCCTGGTTAATTTAAAGTCGGGGGCTGCTTTTAGGGGTTATTTAATTAGGGCTACAGGTAATATTATATTATTGAAGGCTGCTATTTTTATTGAACCTGGGGCTGAGCCAGTTGAAGTTAGCGGAGAAGTAATAATAGAAAAAAGTAATATAGAGTTTATACAAGTATTGGAGAACTAATATGGCAATAGTACAAAATGGTGATGATCTACTAAATATACGACCCCAGACACCTTTTGCACCTACTTTGGCTGGGGCTATAAGATTATTTGATGATAGATTAATTGATTATGCGGAACTTTACAAAACTCAACACGAAGTTAGAACTGTTATTGATTTTCTTGCCCGTAATATATCTCAGATTCCTTTACATGCTTATAAGAGAGTTAGTGATACAGAGCGACAGAGAATGACAGGAACATCGCTAACAAATACTATTGAAAAACCCGATGTGTATACGACAAGAAGCCGTTGGATGGAAGGTTTAGTAAAAGATTTATGTATTTTTGATGAGGCTGTACGTATCAAAGTAAAGAATGCTAATGGGGATATATCATTGGTAAGGATACCACCGACATTAGTAAAACCAATCGGTACTAATTGGTTACGTCCAGATGGATATCAAGTTATAGGACAAGGTCGTACTGTTGAATTTACAAGAGATGAAGTTATACATATTCATGGATATAATCCTAAAGATCCACGTACTGGATTGTCACCTTTAGAAACTTTAAGACAATTATTATCCGAGCAGTATGCTGCTGCTGAGCATAGAGAAGGATTATGGAAGCAGGGTGCTAGAGCATCATTAGTTATAGAGCGTCCATTAGGTGCTCCGCCTTGGTCTGATGTTGCAAGGTCTAGATTTAGAGCGGACTGGGATGCAAGCTTTACAGGTGCAAAAAATAGTGGCAAAACTGCTGTATTGGAAGAAGGTATGATTGCTAAACCTTTGGAAACTTTTTCTCCTAGAGATGCTCAGTATCTTGAGACCGCACAATTAGCAAGAGAGATTGTTGCTGCTGCTTATGGAGTACCAGCAGGATTATTAGGATTAGGTGCGACTACTTATTCATCATTGACAGAGCAGAATAGACAGTTGTATCAGAATGCTTTAGCACCTTGGCTAACACTTATACAAGAAGAGTTAGAAGCACAATTATTGCCGGAGTTTGAGAGTGATAGTGTTTATTTAGAGTTTCAGTTACAGGATAAACTCAAGGGATCATTTGAGGAACAGGCTGCAGTATTACAGGCGTCTGTTGGCGCTCCATACTTGACAAGGAACGAAGCCAGAGCAAGATTAAATCTATCTTCTATTGAAGGTGGGGATGAGTTAGTGACACCGCTAAATGTTTTGATTGGCGGACAGGCTTCACCACAGGATAGTGTTAGTGATGATAGAGTTGTAGGAACTTTATCAAATGAAGAAGGTTTAACAAAAAGTGCTATGGGAAGAGATTCATTTGTACAGATAAGAAGTGAGGCTGCAAAAGAACTCAATAGTGTTTTTAAAAAAAACTTAGAGAGACAGAAAAGAATTGTTGCTAGTAAGTTAGGCGCTCAAAAAAGTTTTATAGCAGAAATAAAAGCAGATGCTAGGAGAGTTTATGATAGAGCAAGATTTGATAAAGAACTTGCTGATGATTTATTACCTGTATTAAAGAAAACTGCAAAGAAATCTGCAAGTACTGTTGGCGAGTGGGATATTGATAATGGTGAGAATTATTTAAAGGCAGTTGCTGCAAGTGCTGCAAATAGAGTAAACGCTGCTACACAGGAAAGAATTGCAAATAAGTTTAGAGATTTGGCTGACGATGAAGATGTGTTAGAATCTTTAGAAGAAGTTTTTGATGAGATGACTGATAATAAAGTTATTGCTGCGGGTTATACGCTTGCAACATCTATTGCTAATTTTGCAAGAAATGAGAGTGCAAATGCAAATGGTAGAAGAACTAAAACGTGGATTGTAACAAGTGGAAATCCTAGGTCTAGTCACGCAGCTTTAAATGGTGAAACTGTAGGAATATCTGAAGACTTTTCAATTGGCGCACCTTGGCCTGGGCATCCTAATTTAGATGCTGAAGATAATGCAAATTGTCAGTGTATAGTGGATTTTGAGGGGTAATATATGACAAAAGATAAACCAGTTGGTGTAGAAGGGTCAAAAGAACCGTTCTATCCGCCTCAGGGAGCGATTAATGAGGCTAGAAGGGGTTTGGAGTGGCGACAAGAATATAATCGCGGTGGAACTGCTGTAGGCGTAGCAAGAGCCAGAGATATAAGTAATGGAAGAGGATTATCACAAGATACTATTGGAAGAATGGTAAGTTATTTTGCTAGACACGAAGTTGATAAGCAGGGTCAAGGATGGTCAAATGGAGAAGATGGTTATCCTTCGGCTGGTAGGATTGCTTGGGCTCTTTGGGGTGGCGACCCTGGAAGAAGTTGGGCTAACAGAATATGGGCGAGTCTTGAGCGAGAAGGAGAACGAAGCACTAATACTATTGAAAAGGGAGAATATAGAATGCAGGTAAAATCATTTCCGGTTGATACAATTGAAGTAAAGGCTGCTAGTAGTGAGGCACCTCACGGAGAGTTTACGGCTCTTGTATCAGTTTTTGGAAATACAGATTTAGTGGGTGATAGAGTCATGCCTGGAGCTTTTACAAGTAGTTTAAAAAGTTATTCTGATGCAGGAAAAAACTTACCTATTGTTTGGTCACACGATTGGGGTAATGCAGAAAGTTTTATTGGTAAAACATTATCGGCTGAAGAAAACGCTGATGGACTTTTAATACGTGGTGCTTTTTTTGATACACCTAGGGCGCAGACCGTTAGAACACTTTTAGCAGAGAGAGTTGTTAGTGAATTTTCTTTTGCTTATGATGTTGTAGATGAGCAAAAAGGTAGTGATGGGATAAACGAATTATTAGAATTAAAAATACTTGAGGCTGGTCCTACATTAAAGGGAGCAAATCCTGCTACACAATTAATCTCTGCTAAGAATATTGCAAAAATAAACACAAAGGCTGAACCTGGGGAATTACAAGAAGGCTCTTTTGTAACTTGGGGAGAAGGTGGTTATGGAAGAGTTGAGTATGTAATGATTGATGGGACTTTTGGTGTTGAAGGTGATCCTATGAGTTTAGTTGCTACTGAAGATGACCCTTTGGCTTTAGTACGAGTTTATACGGAAGCGGTAGAAGAGGGAGAAGATTATAGTCCTACAGAAATGTTTAGAGGATTTAGATTCTCTGAATTAACTGTAAATGAAGATTTATCTAAACAAAAAAATATTAGTATTGATAATATAAAGGCTGGGCGCACTATATCAAGTAAGAATGAAGGACTAATCAAGCAGGCTAAGGTCATGCTTGATGAAGTTTTGAATTCATTAGATACACAGTCAGACCCTGTCAAATCTGAGGAACCGTTAAAAGTCAAGGATGAGGAACTACGGATGGAACCTAGTATCGCTATAACTTTGCTTGATATCGCTGATATTGAGTCAGAGTAAAAATAACATACAACCGAGAAAACAGGAGAAAAAAATATGAAACACTTAATTGATCAGGCAAAGCAAATTGCTGAAACTGCTGCAACTGAAGGTCGTGCTCTAACTAATGATGAGCGTGAAACCGTTGAGGCTGCTATATCAGGAGCAAAGGCTGTAAAGGCTGATAACGAACTACGTAAAGCGGTTGATGCTTTGGGTAGTGAACTTGCTGATGCAAAAATTCAAAAGGATGAACCTAGTGTTCAACCACGTACAACAGGTGGCAAGTTACTTGCCGACTCATCTTTCAAGACTTGGCTTGGTGAGGCTACACGTAATGGTCAACCTGATGTAAAGTCTTTACCTAATTCCCCAGCAGTTAATATTGGCGGAATCAAGGCTACATTGTTAGGCTCATCAGACACATCTGCTGGAGCAACAATAAGTAATGACAGATATGCACCAATTGGTATTGCATATGGTCGTGGCGGATTATCTGCACTAGATTTAGTTACCGTTGGGTCTACTACTTCTGATGCTGTTGAGTTTGCACGTGCTATGCGTATTATGGCTGGTCAGTCTGTAAATGCTGCAGGTCCAGTTGCTGAAGGTGACCCTGGAGCAGAATCAACTCTAACATTTGTAAAAGATACAGCAGTAGTAAAAGATTTAAGAACTTTTATTCCTGCATCTGTTAGAGCTTTATCTGATAGTGCTCAATTAGAAACTATCGCAAATAACTTCTTAACTTATGCTATGCAAGAAGAGTTAGAAGACCAAATTATTGCTGGTAATGGTGCTGGTAATAACATGACTGGTATTTTCAATACAGGTTATGTTCAGGCTCAGGCTTTTGATACAGATATTGTAACTTCAATTCGCAAGGCGATTAGAAAAGTACAGACTGTTGGAAATAGTCGTGCATCTGCAGTATTGCTACACCCAGAAGATAATGAGAAAGTAGATTTATTGCTTGATGCTCAGGATACTTACCTATTTGGTGGTCCTGCAACTGCATCAACACCTAC